GGCTTCCGTTGCCGTCCAGATTTGCGGGTCGACCAGTGTCCAGCGTTTCCCCTGGGCTGGGATTTGGCCGCCTTCGTCCTCTTGCAGGATGATTTCGTCGGCCATCGGGACCACAACCTGCAACATGCAATAACCCTCGTCGTCAAACTCCGGGTCGACCGTGGGGTCGGGGAGCTTTAACTCGGTGTGCAATGCATTGGCGTGGTCAGTTACCCAAATAAGAACCAGGGCATAAACCAGACCAGGAGAACAGACCCGGAAAGGAAAGCGGTCCCATGACAGCGTGGCGTCATAGCGCAGTACGCCGATACGCTTTTGGCCTAACCCCAGCGCTTTACCGCTGCGTATTAATTCGCAGTTTTCCTGCCCGCTTTGGAACATCTGCATGACGTTGGGCGTCAGGTTGTCGGTGATAAAGGCGGTCAGGCTCTCTATCTGGTTCATATCAAATGCACCCCGACGCGCGGCAGTTTCAGCATGTTGCGCATCACGTAAGCCGCCTCGGCCAGCAGGTTGGCGCGGCTGTCGGTGCTCTCTTGCCCTGGGTGCGACTCACGGCGGCCAATGGTGGCGAACTCGCCCAGCAAATCGGCTTTCGCCCTGGCATAGACGGCTTTTTTGTACTGGGCCGTCAGCTGGTTTTCGTTGCCCATCTTGGCGCCCGGCACGTCAATGGCCTGGTCGTATCCCTTACCGGCCCAATGGCTGACCACGTCGGCGAGGGTGTCGTTGACCTCACCAATCGCCGCCAGTACCGCAAGCGCAGCGGTGTCCGGTGGCAGGTCGGCGGGCAGGGTGCGCGACTTTTGAAATTCGCCCAGGTTCAGGTCCGGCCAGAACGCCACGCCGTTGGTGATCGCCTCGGTCTGGTATGTCACCGGTTTACCGCTGATGCTGAAACTTGGGCCATCCATCGGGTCATACCTCTTTTGCACTGTGAGAAGCGGGCTAACGGTTTCCACGGCCAAAAAGCCTTTCGGGCTTTATGCCTCCACCGCGCCCGCCCCGGCTTGCCGGTAGTCTTTATTCCGCTGTGAGGCCATTAATACGGGCGCGGATTTTCGCGCGCATGGTCTTCACACCGGCGTTTTTGTTGTACTTCTCAGCCTGGGCCAGCAGGGCGTCGGCTTGCTCCAGAATGTCGACATCCTCCACCGCCGTGGCGCGGGGTTCGCCGTTGTGGTCGCGCAGCAGGTAAAGCCCGGCGAACTTGAACCACTTGGCGTTAATGTCTTCATGCAGGCGCCATTTATCCCGGACGTTGTTAAACGTCCGGCTGAAATAAGGTTCAATACTGTGGCCGCTGGCGGCCTCGTCGGTTGCCCAGGCCAGCACGTTGTCGGCAATAAAAGTCGATATCGTGCCCTTGAAGTTTTCCGGCGTGGCCTGACCTTCGCTGATGGCGATATCTGCCCAGTCGAGCGCCTTTTCCATTTCCCCCGTATCGAGCAACCAGATCACGCAGTACACCAGGGCCGGATTTGCATAACGCTTGTCACCGGCGAGGTAGGCTTCGACCGTAGGCAACCAACGCGGCAACAGGTGATCGCGTTTGAACTCCACGCGGTCAGCCGTGGTCGGCAGGCTGCGCAGCTGTGCGACGTCGCTTTCCAGTTCCAGCTTTTGCAGGTGGAAACTCACCGGCGACGCGGTCAGCGCCTCGTGTTTATCCAGTGCTGTGGCGGCCTTAATGCGTGCGCGGTGGCGCTGACAGGGGGACATAGCCATCGTTATTCGCTCCCGTCTTTGGCTGGTTCAGTCACACCGGTTGCCAACGTCAACTTGTCGTAGGCGGCATAAAGTTCGTCATGCTCTACGGCGTAGCCTTCCATGCGCAGATAGCTGTTTTCGAAGCGTTTGCGGTCGTCGTTCCATTCGGCTTTACGCTTGCGGGTACCTGCCTGGGTGTAAATGTGCAGGTTGTCCAGCGTGGTGACGATCAAACGGCCTTCTGGCATAAACGGCGGCGTGTACGCGGTGCGGCCAGCAATCTGACGGTTGATTAACTGCGCAGCCACTTTCTCGGTCGGACGGTCAACCATGTTCATCATGGTGGTGGCGTCGGCGCCGATAAGGTCAGCGGAGACCAGGACGACCAGGCGCGGGTCGTTGCGAAACGGCTCGTAAATGCTGGTATGCACCAGGTCAGTGACCGCCGCGTCGAGGCCGACAAAGTCCGCACCGGCCCCGCCGATGGTGACGTCACCGGTGATAACCTGCGCAGCTGATCGCGTTTTAACAATCTGATGCCAGCCGACGTTGACGTCTTCACCGTTCGGGTTTGCGTCCGGGTCGGTGTCTTCGGCGGCGCTGGTACCGTTGAAGGCCACGCGCAGCATGTCGAGCGCAAAGGATTCATTGCTGAACGCCTGGATGCGCTGGAAGAATTCTTCCTCGCTGCCAGAGTTGGCCCAGATAACCAGCAGGGAATACGGCAGGTAAGAGCCGGAATCCGTCTCGACCAGCTTGTAATCGTTACCGTCGACGCCCATCGCACGGGAGAAGCGACCGTCTTTTTTACGCCCGGTATAGATGCCTGGTTTGCCGGTGCTGACAACCTGGCCGTTGACCTGGTCGACGTCCATCACGTTTACCAGGCGCAAGAACTCGGACTCTTGCAGCAGCGCATCGCGCAGCTGCGTTTCTTTCGGCGGCGTCAGCGAAAAATAACGCGAGGTGTCCGTTTGACCGTTAGCCTTTGCCAGGCCAGCGGCATATTTTCGAATTAACGCCTCGGCGGCGGGTGTTAAACGCATATTGTGTGTTTCCTAAAAAAGTGAGCAGACGAGTGCCGGGCCTAGGTAAATTCAAACGGTTTTTTGCTACCGCCTGGCGCACGGTTAGGGCGCTGCGTGCCGTTGCCTTCCTGTGCTGACAACTTGGTCATGACGTCGGTCAACTGCGTAGAAAGCAGGGTCAGTGCGCTGGTTTTACTGTCAATCTGGCGGCGTGCGCTGAATTGGCGGCGGGCACGGCGGGGCGCTTTGGTCGATTTGACGTTAAACGCCTTCATGGCTTTCACCAGGTTGGATTTTGCTGCACTAAATTCAGCCGCGACGACTTCGTCTTCCGGGTTCTCGGCAACTTCCTGCGCCAGGTCGGATACTTCGGCGGCGGCGTCGGCGATTTGGTCGGCAATGTCTGCCACTTCATCGGCGGCCAATTCTGGCGTATCGCTGTCCCCGGCGCCTTCGGCGGCGGCCTGACCGTCGTTCAGGAGTTGGATCATTTGCTCTAAGAGGGCTTTTAATTCATCCATCTTTTGTTCCTCGCCCTCGTTGGGCTTGTCGGTGTTGGGTTCTGGTGTTGGCGTAAACTCTTTACGGGTTGAAAATAATTTCGACAAGAAAGAGGGTTCTTTTTTCTGGTTTTTTAATTTACCCAAACTGAATGTTTCTAAACTTCCGCGCTCAGCGGGTTTTTCTTCTCCGGCTAATTGAAACTTAATTTTTTCGGTGCCCAGGCTGGCCGGTATATCTGTGACGGCAATGCCCATTAGATATTCGCGACCGCTTCCGGCAAAGTCGCCCATGAATTCAGCAGAGGTAAATAACTTCTGCCCGTCTTCATTGGCGCAAATAAGAAATCGATTAGGGATAAGCTGCGCATACAGTTTTACAACGCCGTCCACGGTTTCGGTTTTTAGCGCGTCGACTTCGCCCAGGTTGCAGGTGAATTCACGTTCGCCGTATTCGTACTGCGGGTGGTGCGGCCAAATCAGCGCCGTATAGGTGTTGCGGGTGTAAGTCTCTGCCGCATCAATTAACCACTGCGGCTCGATGGTGCGACCGTCCACAGCCTGGCCGGATGTGGCAATGCAAAGCCAGTCTGTGCGGTAATTAGATTGCGACATAACAAACCTTAATTCATCAGTGAAATTATCAAACGGTATTCTGTGGAGGGCAGTATTACGAAATGGAGAATATCGCGCACCCACTTTATTTCGGGTGTATTCGGTTATATAGGGTTAGCCACTCATTGCCGAAATTTAATGATAATTTCGTTTCTTTTTCCTCGTCATAATAGCCGCATGGCTAAATATTCGAACGAAATAAAAGAGGCGGCCCGC